TAGAGCAGACTGTAAAGACAACTGGCTTTGAGAGTGGTGATAAGAAAAAAGACGTGGAAAGACTGGTAAAAATTGCAGGTCTCAAAGTAGTATCGTCAAACAATGACCCTAAAAAGTAATGAATCTATAAGCGACGAAGATATTGCTAAGCTTCGTCACCTTGCTTTCCAAAATGTCCGTGATAATTTCTCTGGATTCATAGAAGCCTTTGCTCCAAAGCTTGTTGCTGACTTTAAAATGGGTAAACACATAGATGTTATCAGTAAAAAACTACAACAAGTCGAAGAAGGTTCTATTAAAAGATTGATGGTGTTCTTACCACCACGTAGTTCTAAATCTTTAATATGTTCTAAACTATTTCCCGCTTGGTATCTAGGCCGACACCCTAATCATGAGATACTATCGGTATCACACAGTGATCAATTAGCCTCTGACTTTGGTAGAAGTGTAAGAGATGTGGTAAATGACCAAGACTATCAGTCAATATTTGAAGGAGTCAAGTTAAGATCTGATGTTAGAGCTGCGGGTAAGTGGCAGACAAACAAGAACGGTGTGTATGTGGCAGCAGGTGTACGAACACAGATAGCTGGTCGTGGTGCACACGTAGCTTTACTTGATGACGTAATGTCAGAGGAAGATGCCTTTAGTGAAGCGGGTCGTCGTTACATTAAAGAATGGTATCCTGCTGGTTTACGAACAAGACTTATGCCGAATGGTTCTAT